CGATACGCTAGGTTACAACTCAGCCAGTATTACCCGCACAGGCGGCACAGCTCAAACCGCCCTAAACCAGCCCAGCATAGATAAGTACTTTGTGCATAGCTACAACCAGCAAAACCTACTAATGCAAACCGATGCCGTGGCCCTGGACTACGCACAGGCATACGTTGCATCTAGGGCTGAAACCAGTATTAGATGCGATGCGATACAGCTAGACCTTTATACAGATAACTACAACTTAGGCATTATTGCAGCGCTTAGCCTGGATTACTTTGACCCTGTAACTATTACAACTAACCAGCCTGGCGGATCAACGCTAACTAAGACTTTGCAGGTGTTTGGCGTAGCTATGAGCATCACGCCTAATAGCTGGAAAACAACACTTACTACTTTAGAGCCAATTATTGACGGCTTTATATTAGACTCATCCATATACGGTTTGCTTGACAGCGGCGTATTAAGTTATTAAGGAGATAGGACTATGGCAGCTGGATTAGGTTTTAAGACCTTTACTACTGGCGAGGTATTTACGGCAGCTGACACTAACGGCTACCTAATGCAAGGCGTATTGGTGTTTGCCTCGTCGGCGGCCCGCGCTGCAGCGATTACCTCACCACAAGAGGGGCAATACTCTTACCTTAAAGATACAAACAGTACTGAGTATTATGACGGGGCCGCGTGGATCGCTGCACCTATTGGTGACATCACAGGCGTTACAGCTGGCACAGGTATTAGCGGCGGTGGCACAAGTGGCACAGTAACAGTTACTAACTCTATGGCTACAGAGATAACAGCCAAAGGCGATTTAATTGCAGGTACAGGTTCAGCGACTTTTGATAACCTGCCAGTAGGCACAAACGGCCAAGTTTTAACGGCAGACTCAACAGTAAGCCCGACAGGCTTAAAATGGGCTACAGCTGCAAGTGGAGCATTAACAAAAATCCAAACTTCCACTTTTAGCGCTGTGGCCAATACAAGCACGACTTTTGACGGCGTTTTTACAAGCACATATCGAAATTATGTAATTGCTTTCAACAATATGTTTTCTTCAGGTTCTCAACAGTGTTTAATGCAGGTTCGAGTCTCTGGAACAACACGCACATCTGGTTACTATGGGTCATACAATGTTGTGCCATATAACGGCTCGATAACAACTACTGGAGTCAATGCAGGAAGTGCTATGCAGATTCTTAACTTGCAAAACTCAACTGGCCCAGCAGGATTGACTCTTAATGCTCGCGGTGGAGTCAGCGGAACATCATCAGAGCCTCAATTCTATGGAACTGGCTTTGATGTTGTATCACTTGGGCCACTATGGTGCGGATTTGAACGAACAACTGGTGAAGTCGTAACAGGCTTTATTCTTTCGGTTGCATCAGGAACAGTCAGCGGAACAGTTACAGTTTATGGAGTGGAAAACTAATGACAAAAAATGAAAAGATTGCAGCGCTTAAAAAAGAGTTTCCAACTCTTAAAGTAGGTAGCGATGAGACAGGCTATACAGAAATGGATACAGCCGAATATGAGGCAACTATCTCTGAGTGGGCCGATGTCGAATTAGCAAAGGATGCTAAAGCCGAGGCAGATAAAGCAGAAATCGCAGCCAAAGAATCAGCCCAGGCAAAACTGGCAGCGCTTGGTTTAACTGCGGATGAGTTAAAGGCACTAGGGATTTAATGCAGACTAGCTATAACGGCTGGCCAGCATCTAAGGATCAGGCTGAGATAGGCGTTAAGCCTTACAAGGTAGAGGGCACAAGTCTTAAACTGCGTTGCGCTGAAAAGGTAGCGCCGTTGCTTATTAACTTTGCTAAAGAGTTTAACGAGCTAATAGAGCCGTTAGAGGGTGGGGCGCTAGACGATTGGGGCTTTGCTTACAGAGATGTAAGAGGAGTGCCAGGTAAACTTAGTAACCACAGTAGCGGCACAGCTATAGACCTTAATGCCTCAAAGCATCCTTTAGGCAAAGTAGGTACTTTTGATTCAGCTAAGGTACCTATGATCCGTGCCCTGGCTAAAAAGTATGGCCTAACCTGGGGTGGGGATTGGGCTAGAAAAGATGAGATGCACTTCGAGATAGCACTAAGCCCTGAAAAGGTCAGGGCGTTAATTACTAAGTTAGGATTAGAAAATGCCAACTAGCGCACAGGTAAGCGTAGGCGTGACTGCTACAGTAATAGTAGCTGCAACCAATTTTGACCAAACCGTTAACCTGCACAATTTAGGCGGTGGAGCTGTGTACTTAGGCGGGGCAAACGTAACTACAGCTAATGGCTATAAGTTTGATAATGGAGACAAGCTAACGGTAACCGTGGGTGACCACGAGGCCCTATATGGCATTACCGCAAGCGGCACCCACACCGTAGCGGTATTATCACAAATCAACTAAGGGCAGAAAAGAGCTAATCAATGAACAAAAAAACAATTACGGCTGCCCTGTACTCCTATGGGCGTGCCGCACTAGCTAGCGTAGCCGCGCTCTATATGTCAGGTATTACTGACCCTAAAGTATTGGCTAACGCCCTTGTAGCAAGCCTTATAGCCCCTATTCTTAAAGGCATTGATCCTAAAGAAAAGCAGTTTGGCTTAGGCACTAAGTAATGACTCAGGCCCAGTCATTTATAGCGTTAGCGTTGGGGATCGCTGCGCTAGGTGGCACTATGGCTGGGCTTGTTGGGCACCTTGTTAAGTATTACCTGGCTGAGTTAAAGCCTGACGGCAACGGCGGCCATAACCTAAGGGGGCGCGTAGATCGTATAGAGCAGCGCGTGGACAAGATTTACGAGATGCTCTTAGAGGACAGGCTAGCTAAGTAGGGCGTGTCGCGTTGCCTTTTGTCGGTAGGTGGGTTCATACTTTAACTACACACGCCGAGAGGGCTACTCGGATAAGTAGCGACTCGGCCTTAACAAAGGGCGAAAGATGAACAGTTTAGATCTAATGGTAGTAGGTATGGTTTGCCTATTTATGGGCTTATTTATCTACGCAGCTTATGAAATGGGCTACAAAGTAGGCCTGGGTGAAGGTTACCTGCGTGGCCGTAATATCGCTAAGGCGCTAAAAGAAGCTGAGGCCAAGCGATGAGTAACTTTCTTGAAGGATATGAGGATGTCAACGCCCGCATTATCAGGGCACGTGCAGAATATCCCACGCTACGTTTAGTGGCATATATTGAGGATATAGATATAACAAAAGGTTATATTTTGGTTAAGGCTGAGGCCTACAAAGAGTACGAAGATCACTTACCAAGCGCTGTTGATTATGCCTTTGAGATGCGCTCAGACCGTGGCGTTAACCTGCACTTTTGGGTAGAAAACGCAGTAACAAGCGCTTACGGGCGCGTTATCGGTTTGCTTACACCTGGCGGTATTGCTCGCAGTACAAAACAGGATATGGAAAAGGTAGAGGCGCTCAGCACTAAAGACGTAGCACCTGTTAGCGATGACTTATGGGCTACAACACCAACCTTAGCTGCAGGTATTGAGGCAGTTAAAAACGAGTTAGGTGGCATCTACCTACAGGGTAAACCTGAGTGCCAACACGGTGCCCGCGTATGGCGTACAGGTACTAGCGCTAAAACAGGCAAAGAGTGGGGCAATTACAGCTGCATTGAAAAGAGCAAAGCAACACAATGTGAGCCAGTTTGGTATATGCAGACCTCTACAGGTTGGGCGCCCCAGGTATGAGCGAGCGATACGAGCTAATTAACTTGCAGACTATGACGGGCAAACTCTTTGTAGAGGGTGAGCTAGCAGCTGAGTACAAAGTAGAAACGTGCGACAGATGCGCAAAAGTTAGCCAGTTAGACCAGTTTGGTTATCAAAAGTCAGACCCGGTTGAAAACGTTATATGGTTTTGCAAAGAGTGCCGATGATAGAAAACGAGCAGCAACTATTTAATTATATTAAAAGTTGGTACCTAAGCGATTTAGAAAAAAGCGCTCACCAGTACGATTATCACGATTGCACAAGTACTATCTATAAACTACATATAGAGCTAAAATGCAGGCATACGCATTATGATGAGCTAATCTTAGAGCGTGAGAAATATGAGGCACTTACGCAACAGGCCGAGCGCCTGGGATTTACGCCCTTTTACGTCAATGCCACACCTAAGGGCATCTACGCCTTTAACCTGCGTAAGATAACGCTTAAGTGGTCAGTTAAAAGGCTGCCTGCTAAAACAGAGTTTGACAGCGCGGGCCAGGTTGATAAAACCGTGGCCCTTTTACCTATCTCAGAGGCGCTGCAGCTATGAGCGAGTCCATACGCTTTGAGTGCCGCAGCTGTAAGAAAATAACAGAGCAGATAGAGCGCATAGTTACAGATAACCTGCCTGCTAACGTAAAGGTCTTACAATGCAAGGTATGTAGTAAAATGAGCGTTTGTCTATTGGTTACTTATGTCGATGCTTAAAATACTAGATCTGTTTTGCGGTGCAGGCGGTGCATCTCACGGCTACGCTTTAGCTGGTTTTGAGGTCACGGGCATAGACATTAAACACGGCAAACGCTACCCCTACACGTACATACGCCGCGATGTAATGGGCCTAACGGTTGAGGATTTAGCACCATACGATTTAATACACGCTAGCCCACCCTGCCAAACTTTTAGCATAACTCAACACCTACGTAATGCTCAAGGAAAAGGCACAGACAAGTTAGACCTATTAGAGCCTGTTAGAGATTTACTTATTAGATCAGGCAAGCCATATGTAATAGAAAACGTGAAGGGTGCGCCCTTGCTTAATGCTGTGCAGGTATGCGGTAGTGCCTTTGGCTTAAAAGTACGCCGCCATAGGCTCTTTGAGTCTAACTTAGAGTTAACTGGCACAGGATGTAATCATACTCAGAGGCCAATAGGTGTCTATGGCTCACTTAATGATGAGATACCTGGCGGCGGTAAAACTGCAGAAAATATAAATCAAGCACGGGATGCTATGGGTATTTACTGGATGATATGGGGCGAATTAGTAGAGGCAATACCACCTGCTTATACGCATTACTTAGGTATGCAGTTAATGAGGCAATTAAATGCCGATGTATGAGTATGAGTGTATTAGCTGCTCAATACGCTTTGAGGTTCAGCGATCTATACACGATGTAAACGTACCCAAGTGTTGTGGCTTTGATATGCGCCGTATTTATGACCCAGTAGGTGCAATATTTAGGGGCACGGGTTGGGGCAAGGATGCTAAATAGTTATCCACAGGAGTTATCCACAGCCGGCCAAAACCTGTGGACGACACGCAGGCGGTACGCTCAAGTTATCCACATACTCGTTAGTAGCTTGACACATACGCTAGCATCACAACTCGCTGGCGAGCCGCTGAGGCGGATAGCTCGCAGGCGTAGTTTGGTGCTTTTGGCCGTGCTATGTGTAATTGGGATTACGCCAGCAAAGGCTTACGATCCAAACAAAGAAAACTACAAGATATATGCTCACTTAAAGCTATTAGATGATAAGCAATATAGATGCCTGGTCACCTTATGGCGTATGGAAAGCCAATGGTCACCTACAGCTAAGAATAAAAAGAGCAGCGCATACGGCATACCACAGCTGCTAAAGATGACAGAGCGCAATCCATATAAGCAGATAGACTTAGGCTTAAAATATATTGCTAAACGTTATGGCAATTCTTGTAAGGCTTTAGATCATCACAAGAAGGTAGGGCATTACTAATGGCTAACCGTGGTGACCCTAGACTAAAGCGCGCTTATCGTGACGGCTTTCGCACCAAGATACTGCAGCGTGACGGTTACGTATGCTTTTATTGTGGCCAAGATGCAGACCAGGTTGACCACGTTATCCCAATCTCTAAAGCGCCTGAGCTAGTAGTTAGTCCTGACAACGCAGTTGCCTGTTGTAAGCGGTGCAATACACGCAAGGGAAATCGGTCACAGGGCGTTTTTTTAGCCACAAGCGCTACCTCCCCTGTCTTTTCTTCCTGTTTATCCCCAAAAACGTCTGTAATGACCCAGCAAGGCCCTTGCGCTGGCCAACCTGAGCAGGATGTTAACTAATGGCAACCAAAGCTAGCCAGCCCTTACGAGGGGCGGTAAGACCACGCTTAGAAAACAAGCCGCTGAAAGGTGCAAGCCGTGGCGATGAAGTTGCACAGCTAGCAGAGGATATTGGCTTGCCGCTTTTACCCTGGCAACGCTACGTAATGCAGGATATGTTGACGATAGATAAAAATAAAATGTTTGTGCGTAAGACAAATCTTTTGCTTACGTCCAGGCAACAGGGCAAAAGTCACCTAGCGCGTATGCGTATCCTGGCGGGCTTATTCTTGTTTAACGAGCGTAACCACGTGGTCATCTCCTCAGCACGATCTATGGCATTAACTACCTTTAGAGAAGTGGCACAAGCTATAGAGGATGCACCTATCCTAAAGAAAGAGCTTAAGAGCATCCGCTACGCCAACGGTAATGAAGCCATAGTCTTAAAGTCAGGTGCCAGGCTAGATGTACGTGCAGCTACACGTGACTCAGCCCGCGGTGCCACGGCAGATTTTCTATTTATAGATGAATTACGAGAAGTTGACCAGGTTGCCTTTGCAGCTGCGATGCCTGTGACTAGGGCACGTCCAAACGCCCAAACCCTACTGGCGAGTAATGCGGGCGATGCTTTTAGCGTGACCTTAAACGAGCTAAGAGAGCGATGCCTGGCGCATCCGCCCGAGTCGCTAGGTTATTACGAATACAGCGCGCCACAGTTTGCGGCCTTAGATGATCGTAAAGCCTGGGCTATGGCAAACCCAGCTTTAGGAATACTCGTAACTGAGGCATCAATCCAAGAGGCCCTGACGACACAAACCACAGAGCAATTTAGGACAGAAACGTTATGCCAATGGATAGATTCGCTACAATCACCGTGGCCCCACGGTAGTGTCGAAGATGCCAGCGACATCAACCTAAAAATGGCACCTGGGCCTTTAACTGTTTTTGCCTTTGACGTAAGCCCGAGCCGCCGCGATGCAAGCCTCGTTATGGGCCAGCTTTTAAGTGACGGGCGCATAGGTGTAGCTGTATTAGATACCTACAGCTCACAGGTAGCCGTAGATGAGTTAGCTATAGCTGCAAGTATTAAAAAATGGGCCGATATGTATTACCCACGTATGGTTTGTTATGACAAATACACCACGGCATCCATAGCCCAGCGTTTGCAAAATGCAGGCGTACAAACGCGAGACGTATCAGGGCAGAGCTTTTATACAGCTTGTTCAGACTTTCACGATGCCCTAGTTAATGACCGTTTAAGGCATAGCGGGCAGGATCTATTGATACAACAAATGGCTAACTGTGCGGCAAAGATAACGCCCGATGCCTGGCGTATTGTGCGCCGTAAATCGGCTGGCCCTGTAGATATACCTATTGGCTTAGCTATGGTTATTCATATCCTGGCGCAGCCTGTATCTGAGGCTAAAGTTTACGTTTAGACACGCCGAGGGTGTGTATAACTTTACACCTGTGGATAACCTATAATCCGCCCTATGGGTCTATTGCAAACTTTTGGTTTATCTAAAAAAGATGTTACCGCCCAGCTAGCCCCTGCCGTTATGTCACAAGGTTACGGCGCTGGCGTTTATAGCTACGGCGGCCTTTATGCAACTGGCAACGGTGCCCCGTTTATGGATCGCTTTACAGCTTTGCAAGTGCCAGCTGTTAATCGTTGCCGTAACTTAATTGCAGGAGTTATATCAAGTATTGATTTAGAGCTATACAAAAAATCTACAGGTGCAGAAATGGAAAGCCCGCTATGGCTTGACCAGCCCGATATGCGCCAACCACGTAGCGTAACTATCGCTTATACCGTTGATTCACTTTTATTTTATGGCGTTGCATATTGGCGCGTTACATCTTTGTACGCGGATGACGGGCGCCCTAGTGGGTTTGAGTGGATAGCCAATACTCGCGTAACTGTCACAACTAACAAGTATGGCGATGAGGTTGAGTATTATTCTGTTAACGGTGAGCGCGCACCTATGGCGGGTATTGGATCACTCGTTACTTTTCAATCTTTGCTACCTGGCGTATTAGAGACAGGTGCCCGCACAATACAAGCTGCAATAGATTTAGAAAAAGCCGCAAGTGTTGCAGCTGCTACACCAATGCCTACAGGATTTATTAAAAATAGTGGTGCCGATTTACCTGAGGCACAGATTAGCGGTTTGCTGGCTGCGTGGAAAGCAGCACGTGCCTCACGCAGTACAGCATATTTAACAAGTACTTTAGATTATCAACAGGTTGGCTTTAGCCCTAAAGATATGATGTACAACGAGGCTAGCCAGTATTTAGCTACACAGATAGCGCGTTTAATGAACGTGCCCGCATATTACATAAGTGCAGATATGAATAACTCTATGACTTACCAAAATATATTAGACGGGCGCAAAGAGTTTGTAGCATATTCTTTACAGCCGTTTATTAGCGCTATAGAAAACCGTTTATCTATGGATGATATTACAGCTCACGGCAACATAGTGCGCTTTGCTTTAGATGAAACTTTTTTACGTGCCGATACTGCAGCGCGTTTAGATGCAATAGAGAAGATGCTTAACCTGGGTTTAATTGATCTACAGCAAGCTCAGAGTATGGAACAACTAAGCCCAATGGGCCTTAATGAAGGGAACGGCACTAATGATATTAACCTTTAGTGGCAATATCGAGGCAGTAGATAGTGGAGATCGCCGTACTATCTCAGGCAAAATTGCACCTTACGGTGAAATTGGTTATACAAGTGCGGGCAAAGTAGTTTTTGCTGAGGGATCAATTAGCGCACCTGAGCCAAGCCGAGTAAAGCTTTTAATGTCGCACGATAACTCTAAGCCAGTTGGACGTATGCAGAGCATTACATCTGCTAAAGACGGTTTATATGCAAGTTTTAAAGTAAGTGCCTCATCACGGGGCAGCGATGCGATTTTGCTAGCCCAGGAACAACTTATGGACGGCTTATCCGTTGGTGTGGAAGTTACCGCATCAGAGCCTAAAAAAGATTATCTCCTGGTCACCGCTGCCACCTTACGCGAGGTGTCACTCGTTGAGAGCGCTGCCTTTGCAAGCGCTGCGGTGCAAAAAATTGCTGCAGCTGCAGGCGATATGCCTGTGGATGCTGCTATGTCACAAAGTACAAAAGTTACAACTACCAATACGGTAATCAATACAACCACAACCGAAACCGAAACCGAAAGCGAGGCCGCTGTGACTACAGCCCCCGATCAATCCGCACCTGAGGCAGTAGATGCCACAGAGCAGGCTGCACCTACAGTAGAGGCAGCTCGTAAAATCATCCTACCAAGCGCGCTTAATTCACAGCGTGTACGTACACCAATCGTAAGTATGGCAACTTACACAGAGCATAAAATCAAAGCTGCTTTAGGCAACGATGATTCTAAGCTATATGTAACAGCTGCCGATGACTCATTTTCAACTAACCCAGCATTTAACCCAACTCAGTACCTATCAGAGTTCCCAACTAATACACGTTTTGGCACACCTGCTATTGATGCGTGTTCACGTGGTACTTTGCCAGCTAGCGGTATGACTATCTCAGTACCGTCTCTTGTTACATCCGCAGGCGGTCAATCAGGCGTAGCACCTGAGGTAACTGTTGAGGCTGAGGCTGGAGCAGTACAAAATACAGGTATGGTTACAGAGTACTTAACTGGCACAGTAAATAAGTACTCAGGTATGAACACTATTAGCATTGAATTGCTAGAGCGCTCTGATCCTAACTTCTATGCTGAGCTAACTAATCAGCTACAAAACGCTTACTTAAAGACTATTGATACAACAGTATTAGCAGCTTTAATTACAGCAGGACAGCAAGGCGCAACACAGGCAGCTACAAGCGCAGGCGTAATTGCTTATGCGGCAGATGCAGCGCAAAAGGTGTACACAGCAACAGGTTACTTTGCTAGTAACTACGTTGCGAATCCAAGCCAATGGCAATTATTGCTCGGCGCTACCGATTCAACTGGACGGCCTATTTATTCAGCTAGCCAGCCAATGAACGCAGGCGGGGCAACTCAGCCTGGCTCCATCCCCGGGGACGGGACAAGGCCT